AACTCCAACAACGTGCGGCCCTGTTCCTTGCGATATCTTCGAAGGCTGTCAAAGACGCGAGCCAAAATATTGTAACCGGCTTTCTTTCTCTGGTGTTCCAACACACCCGGCTGGTTGCGGTCAGCCATACCGAGGATCTCAAGATTGACGCCGCCAGTGTCACGGATCGACTGGATGGCAAACTCCATCATGCGGTCAATGCCGGCAGGGAATTGGGCCATGACCTTGTCACGGACCTTGTCCAGGCTGTTGGGCTTGACCAGCGTGACGGCATCGGGCTTGGCCCACTCCGCCTCCGCCTTACGAGGATCTGCGAAGGCGTCCTCCTCCGCGATGATGCCACCCTTGGAGTTGGCATTGATGATGTGGAGGATCTGGCTAAAAAATTTATTGGCCCACTTCTGTGGGTCCGTCATGCCTCGAACGAGGCCGTACCAAGTGTTTTTGTTCCTATCTCGCTTGCCTGTGATGGCGCGATAGGTGAAGCCTGTCTGCGAGGATGACTTCTTGTTTTCGAGAACGGTCTTGCCGGCAGCGTAGGCTCGATAGTAGACCCGGCTCTTGGTCTTGACATACTTCACGCCAAGGGCATCGAGTTGGTCCTTGACCTTCGAGAACTCAGCCTGCTTGAAGGTGACGATTTTTTGGCTCTCGGGGTCAGCCACTTTGTAGATTGTCTCTAGTTCGAACCACTGCTGCTCGACCACCCAGATGCTGGGGTCATCTCGATTGATCTTGTCGCCCTGGTCAGTCTCGTATTTCCAGGCCTCACTGGCATCGTGGGTGTCGGGTAGCACCTCCTTGTCCTTCCACAGGGCTCTGTTCCCAACCATCTCTAGCTTGTTGGGCCAGCGTGCCTCGAAGCCGTTGATCGAGAACTTCTTGACCCGCTGCAGCCATCGGGCATCCCCAAGGTTGTTGCGCTTCGCCGTGGCGTCCCACCACATCTCAAGGGGATCAGTTCGATCTATGTTGATCCTGCCTTCAGGGTCAACGTCATACTCCAGATGGGTCTCGGTCCACCCCATGCCGCATGTGACACAATCAAGGAAGGCGTCACTCTCCTCATCCTCGGCATCACAAAGGTCTCGAACCCAACTCGCTGCGCCTGTGAACAACTCGTTGACGGCAGCATCACCCTCCTCGCGGGGATAGTATCGGACCTCTTGTCGATTGCCGACTTCCATGCCAGCAACGACATCAACCACGGGGCCGATGCGGTTGAACGTGATCACGGGTCGAAGCTGCTCTGTCAGGAGGGCCTTGTCCTTGTCATCCCATTGTTCGCCGGCAACCATGTCAAAAGCCATCCTGGCCTCGCTGCGCCAGTCACCTGAATGGCTCTCGGCTCGCTTGCGGTTGCGGGTAATTTGCTGGATGAGTTCGTCGTCAGCGAGGGGCATCAGGCTGTCCTTCCGATGAGACCTGGATCAAGGCCAGAGGCCCTCTCATCACGATCATCCTTTATACCTGGAAGCTCAAGGCCAAGAGAGCGCGCAATAGCTATGGCTCCAACCGGCTTATGTTTTGGGCCAGCAAGGTTGGCTGCTTCCTCGATCTCATCCAGTGTTGGTGCCCTCTCCACCTCCAGCATTCCCTGAAGTTCCTTAATCTCTTCGTGCAGCCGGCGCTGCCGGCGCCAGAGGCGTTCATTCTTGGAGCGGAGTTTTGAGATGGTAGCGTTGCGGTCTGCGAGGAGGGCGCGGAGACGCCTGTATGTGGTGTCCATGACCTCCTTGAAATAGGGTGGTGTGTAGTCGGGCACTTGAAGGCCGGGCTGTGTACCTTCAGCCCTCCAGAGCATACTCGCCACTTGATTGGCGCTCTCCCTCTCCGTCACATGCCTAACAGTGTCCTCGATGCTATCTCGCCGCGCCCTGGTGAACTCCTCCTCGGTGACACCTTCGAGGGGTGGGGTGATGCCGCTGACACGAGAGGCGTACTCGACCTCGGCCTCAGCCACGTCCTGAGGGATGGCCTCACGAGTGCCACACCTGATGCACCATCTACGATTGCCCGAGAGGGGCTGTACCTCGAACCTGTGGCCGAAAGCCACGCACATGACGCCCATGCCGTTCTCCTCTGGCTGGTTGGGGATTGTAGCTGGTCTGGAGGAGTGTGTCACTCCCTCCCGAGGGCTGCCTTGATGAATGCCGGCCACGCCTCCTTGGCTGCCTCGATGACGCAGTCCATTGGGGTGAGCTTGACGTGCCTGTGGATGCCGGCATCGATGGCCTCCATCACCTTGTTGACCATTTCGGTCACTGTGCCGGCAGCATCGTCACTTGCAAGATCTGGCTTGCTTTGGGCTTGCCCTGGCGTCCAGGCGTAGGTCATCACACCAACCCAAACGCCCGCATCTCATCCTGTCTATTGCAGCGCGGGCGTGGTCCCAGGCCAGCTTGGTTAGCTCCCCATCGACCTTCTCGGCATTGCCGCCATCCACCCACTTGGTGAAGCCGTGGCCCTCATCGCCGTCACGGACCCAAGCCACGGCACGCTTTCGCCCGTAGCGCCGTGGCTCGCTGACGATCTCGAACTTGACGCCACGATAGGTGTGGTGGCCGAGGGCTGGGGTGTCGGGCATCACATCATCCTTACATCACGCAGCCCAGGCAGAACCCCGTTTCGACTTGGCGGCTGCTCTCTGGTATCGATCCATCTCCTTAGGCTCTGCGTATACAGCAACTGCGAAGGTCAGTCCAGCAGCATCGCCGGCATCCGGTGAAAACCTGAGGCGGGTGCGGATCTTTTCCTTGGGCTCCAACAATAACCTACCCCCGCTGTCGGGCTTCGATTTCGGCGCACAGAAGTGCATCTGGATCTTCTCGTCGTCTGGAATGTCGGCACCATCCTCCAGCCACGCCCTGAGGTCATCCCACATCTGCGCCCGCATGTTGGCGTGCTTGTCAGTGTTGTTCGCCTTGCGACCGAAGTTGATCTTGTTGATCATCTTGTAGCCGCGCTCCAAGAGACGATCAGCGATGCCGGCACCGTAACCACCTGTCACGTCGATGTTAACCGCCTTTGGCCTCAGCCCCCTGTCGGTGAGTTCGTTGATCTTCTGGGACAACATGCCGGCCATGACCATCTCGTCACTCTCGTCCCAGGTCTCGTTGACGAGACTACCCAGGCGCCTGCCATGCCGGTCGAGGATGCGTGTCTTGTCGTTGCCGCCGTGAGCGACATCGACCCCGAGGATCACCGGCATGGTCTCGTTGGCTGCCGGGAAGGATGCCTTTCTCGCCGCCAGCACGATCTCGGGCCTGATAAAGCTGTCGTCCGTGACAAGCTGGAAGGCCTCATCGAGGGTCGCCGGGTACTCCTGCCGGAAGAGCCACGAGGGCTCCTCGGTCGAGCCGCCACACGACTTAGCCAGGACTATGTTTTTGTTCCAGGCCCAGTAGAGTTGGTCTGGGTCGAGGTCATGCATCGCCCCGTAGTCGAGCCACTCGCTCGACGGCACCCAGTCCTCGGGCGGCGTGCGCCGGTAGTCGTCATCGAGGTGCCAGGGCAGGAAGATTAGGATGAAGTCGCCGTCACCCTCCATGGCCTCGATGCAGAGATCGTAGAACAGGTTACCGATGCCGGCCCCGGTACTCTCGAAGATGACCTCGGTCCCATCCTCCTCGGGGATGGACTGCATCACACCAGCCATGTGGTCGCCAGCGTTGGCCCAGTAGGCCATCTCGGAGTTGTGGCTGGCACCCTGGAGGAGGCAGAAGGAGTGGTCCTTGTGACTAACCTCAAAGTCGAAGATGCGTTTCATGCCGGCAACAACCTTCGACACGATGGGCATCCATGCGTATCCATCTTCCACCCTAATCGTACCGTAGTTGCCCCTGTCTGGGCGCTGGCGCTTAACATAAGGCTTTCCACACTCTTGGCTTAATCGCTCCACACCTTCCCCTGTGAGACGAAGAATGTATGCGGGCCGCTCCTCTCGCCCATACCTGATGCCTGGGGGTTTGTATGCTATAGCTGCCCAACCATAACCAAGGGAAGCTATAGCATCACGCATCCCAATAGAAATAGCTTCCCGTATTGATGTGGCTGAGATGCGACGATCTCTTTTGGTAGCGAAATGACCATCACCAGATAGATAGCCATGAACCATACCCCTCACAAACTCCTTACCCATCAACCACCAATACTCCGGTAACCTTTTTGCATCCGTTGAACCAACCAAACCTTCTATAAACTCTGCGAACGATCTACCACGAGACACCACATGGACGGTTTTTGTGTCCTTGGCTTGACGAGCTTTTATTGAGGTGCAGCAATCCCCCAATGCCTGAAGCCACTCAATGGTTCTTTCGACTTCATCCTCATGGACTCCAAAATCTACACTCGCCGGCCTCCTCTGTCCCGTCTGTTGTCTTTTGATTGACCCCTCAGCTAGATACAGCCCCACCACTCGACCAAGGTTATGGTCTGTTTCGACGGCGGCTGGGCCAGAGGGCTGACTGCCTCCTCCTTGCGGGCGATATCCTCCCTCAACTCTAAAGGGGAGGTGGGTAATATCGTGATGGATCTCGCGCACAGGAAAGCCAACCACATCCCCCTCATCTAAAGCTCCAGCCTTCGCCCAGCCAGTCCGCGTCCAAAGGCGGTGGTTGTTTGTGAGGGTAAGGGGGAAGTTAGTCAGCCCCTTCATCATCAGAGTGACACACTCCTTCATTCCTGTGGAGATGTGAGATATAGGCGCAGTCTCATTAGTATGCGTTCTCACCAAATCACCAACACGATAGGTCTCGATCTCCCTCAACCGCGCTGTGAGTGGGTCCACGACAAGAGTACCCTCAGCAAGACACCCATGAAAGTTCTGGACAGTGCCTCCGCGCCCCTTAGCTTTCGTCCTGGCTGTGCCAATGCGATAGCCGCTGCTGATGGCGGCGAAGTCCATCTCGTTGGCGTTGTCGGTCGAGGCCTCCGCCCTGATACCATCCGGCACACCAGCGTGGATGCGACCAGCCATCTGGAACATCTCCTGGGTGGCTTGGTCCTCGTGCGTCAGGATGTAGGTGCGCCGGCCCTCGTTGAGCGTTGTATTGGCATAGAAACGTGCTGCCACATAGGTCGAGACGCCAAGCTGACGAGCCTTAGGGATTAGTGCCCTCACCCTACCCGTCTCGCGCTTCTGCTTCTCTAGGGCATCGTGTACGACCACCTGGGCACGGTTCATCACGAAGGGGACAACCTCACCCTTCTTCGTCTTGATCTTGACGCAGTCACGCCAGAAGCGGGGCGGCTTGCGCCGATACTTCTTGCGCTTCTGTCGCTGGTCTAGGAGTAACTTGACCAGCACCTTCTCCTCGCGAACCTCGCGAGTGTCACTGGATTGTTGAGACGCCTGCATGATGTCTGGCTAAAGCTGTGGCTGCATCTATCTCATCATCGAGGATGGCTTGAAGCTCTGCATCCGAGAGCTTGCTCAGGTCGCGGACATCGATCTGCTTCCGCTCCACGAACATGCCGATGTGCTTGCCCACAAGCTCCAGGGCTCGACTGGCCGCTGCCGCGTTGTAATGCTCCTCGCCCATGCATCGGTTGGCCACGCTCACGAGACTGCCCAGCACCCACTCCGCGCTGACCTCAACTTTCTCCGTCCTCTTGTCCTGGGCAGCCTTGATTGCAGCGATGATGGGTGGTTTGCGTAGGTTCTCCTTCCCTATCTGGCCAGCCGTCTTCTCGCTGTACCCCGCACGCTTTGCAGCCTGGGTCGCATTGAGGTCGATCAGGTACTCCTGCACGAAGGCCCGCTGCTTGGGTGTGAGGTCACCCTTCTTCCTCAGCAGCACCGGCTCATTCTTGGTGTCCGGTTGGTCGTCTTGCTGTTTCTTTGGTCCTGCTGCAGCCTCCCTCTGCTTCCGCCTCTTCCACGCGGCCTTCATGGCCTTGGACCTGTTCGCTTTCTTCTTTGCGTTCTCAGCCATTTCACTCTCCAGGGATTTCTACTACGGACGGCCCCTCGCGGGGCTTCTTCTTCCCAGACCAGTGGTACATCCGTGCCCTCACTTCATCCGCACTATCGCCCACTTCCACGGCCCTCTGTCTCTCAAGCTTCTTATGGCTCCTGCTGTGGTTCATCATCTCAAGGAGAAGCTCCCTATAAGACATCTCCCTTGCCTTCCTCTTTGCCTCAGGCCCACTCTTTGCTTTGACCCTAACCACGCCACGGCACTCTTCCTTCATCTTGATGCCGACATAGAACTCTCTCTCCTCGGCCATCCTACCCTCCAAACATCTCCGAGATCTTCGCCCTCTCGATCTGGATGGCGCGGTCTATCTTCTCTGCACACTTGGGGCAGTAGAGGGACGGAGCCCAGGCCTCGTCAGTCCGGGTCTCCCCGCCTACCAGAACCCCATGCTTCACCCAGCCTTTCGGCATTGGATGCTCAACTATCCTCGGGTGCATGGAGACATCGGCCTCCTCCTCAGTCAGTTGGTTGCCGCAGCCGGCATCACACTCATACCTGACCTTGGCTGGGACGTGGACTACTGCCATCACACACACTCCGCCCAATCAGCCTCTATGGCCTGGGCTGGGCTGTCGCCATCAAGGTATCTCTGTACCCAGTCCTCGGCGCCCTGCCGGGAGCGCCATCCAAGAAGAGCAGCTATGCGATTAAGCTCTCGCATCCATTCTGTGAAGTTCATCTACTCCTCCTCCAGGGGCACGTCTCTCCACTCGTAGTCCTGGGCGTTGTTGATGAGCCACTTCTCCTGGAGGATGCGGGCCTTGATCCTGCTCACGAACCTCAGTCCCGGCACAACGTGGTCTTGGGCGCGGTAGGCCTTGCCCGTCGCCATGCTGTCCTCTAGCTCTTTGTCCGTCATCTCATCACTCTCCATCTATTGATCTGTCCATCTATACCATAGATCTGTTGGGGTGGGGTAGACCAACCCGGTGATCGTACATCACCCATCCCCTTGAGACCTCTCTACAGCCTGTGCTGCCTCTGCTATGTCGCTGTCGTTTTTGCGGGCTGCTGTTGCCAACTGGGCAAACTCACCCGGCATGTAATCCATGCCTACCATGAGGCGTTCCAATAGCCACTGGGCGCTTTGTTGATCGAGGCTGGTCATCACATTCCCCATAGCATGAGAGATCTCAATGACAAACCTCCAATTGACCCAACCAGCAGTGACCCTGCCGTCCACCACATCTTTCTCCATAGGCTTTGAAGACATCAGATCCATCCCCCTCCTATTCGGCCTCTTTGAGGCTGTCTTCGGGGGCGCCGCAGCCTGGGCACCTGTTCTTCTGGCCGGTTACCGGGGATCATTCCCTCATGGACACCGGGAGGTAGGTTGCTTGATGGCATCACTCATCCTTCTGCTTTGGTGGGGGAACCTGATCTCTCCAAGCATCTCTCGATGTCAGGTCTCTACGCCAGCATGATCCGTGACGTTTTTACACCACCGTGATTGTCTATTTGATCGTGTACCTCATCGCCTTGGGTCTGATGATCCGGCCCTGTTGATGGAGGCGCATCAGGATGACCTTGACCGGCAACACTTCGAGCCTTGTCGCTTCGGCGATCTG